GCTTTGCCGCCATCATCGTCACGAGGTAGGGATTTTCTTTCATGCGTAGATTTTAAGATATTACAGACCAAAAGAAAAGCTTTTTCTGCTATAAAACGAAAGTTTTTTATGCGGCTGACAGATTGAGGATTTCTCTGGCTTTCTTCCTCTTGTCTTGGCTGTAGAAGAAAGTCACCATTTTGCCACCCCTAGAAACATAAGAGAAAGCTTTAGAGCATTGATAGCCGAGCTTCTCAACACGCTTGGAGGTGTTCTCTAGGATTAGATCGGCAAACCTGTCGGTGCTATCGCCAACTCTTAAACCTTTGATTGTGGACAATGCCCAACGCTTAGCCTTCTCACTAGCAGCGAACTGCCTAGGGAATGCGGAGAAGGTAACTGCGAATTCAATTCTAATCTTTTGTTTCTTCTGTCTGGCCGCAATCTGTCGCTTGACCTCTTCATTTATGCCCCTGTTAAAAGACTCATAAGCTACCTTAAGACCGCAGAAGTCATACCACACGAAAACAAAGTCGTACTTAGACTCATCATATTCTAAGGTAGTGATATCCCCTTCAACTGCGGTGACTTTGTTTTTGAATCTCCTTGATCTGATTTGGTTTTTCATTCTCCAGACTGTCAAATGATCTGTGTTCATGGAGATAACATCGCCATACTTAGACAATTCCTTTTCATGCCCTAGGTAACCCTCGCAAAGTGTGATAGTCAAAACTCTTTTGCCTTGCAAGTGAGCTTGCTTTACCTCGTCAGTGATCTGATCTCTGATGATTGATTTTTCTGGCTTCTCTTGGATGGTGGTCATTCCTGATTCTCTGTACATAATGGTGTTGTGTTTGAACTGGGAGAATCCTACCAGAACGGCACACCATAGCAACACTATTTTAAATGTTTTTTTATTAATTTTTATTATAAAAAAGCTTGACACACTCTTAGACTACAGTATGGGGAAAACCTGCGTAACTCACTATCGTTCAGTGAGTTACGGTTCGGGGCGGGGGCGTCGCCCGTAACTCGTTGATACTCAGTGAGTTACAACGTTTTTTATTTTATTGATTTATTTCTTGACATGGGGAGAACCCGCCCCCCACCACAGGGGACGGGCTATACACACAACACACACTTACAAAAAGAATTTGAAGATGCCAACCCAACGGCTTCGGACATTTTGAATCCCGGCGACTTGGAGAGTGCGGAACTTGCGCTCCCCTCCGTCATCTAGGTCACGGGTAGCAGCTACAAGGTAACGCTTATTCATAGCAGAGAAGGCGTCTGTCTCTACGCTCTCCACTAGGAAGTTCCTGATTCCATTCACCTTAACGGTGGAGGCTCCAGAGTTGGCATAGGTGACAATGCTATTCGTGACAAGCTCCTCCAGCTCTGCGGGAGACATCTTGTAGAAGTTGCGAAGCTTGCGCTTGTCAGATAGGTTATCCCAGAGGATAACGAAAGCGGAGATCAGACCAATGATGCCAATGATAGCAAAGGCTACTGGTGTGAGGTTAGAAGAGAGGACTTGTTGGATGGTGTCTAGTGTTGTTTGCATAACGGAATTTTAGTTGAATAGGTGGTTGAGGTCAATGCTATTTTTGATTTCTTTTTCGAGATCTTCGGAGTGGTCGATCATCTCCAAGTTGCCAGCGATGACAAGCGTGAAGATGACCCCTGCGATGGTGAGGATGGTGTTCATATTACTTTGCTAATTTGATGATTTCCTTGGCGATCTTGTTGCTACCAACAAACATAGAGCGAGTTTCTTTAACTGGTATGAACTGCATATCCACATGAAAGCGGTAAGAGAGAAGCTTGCGAGCTTGCTTCTTGAGATCTGTCTGGTAGTCCTTTTGGAGCTGTTGTTGCTTTGTCATGTGAGAATTTTAGTTGAATTGTGGGTTGGGTGCAAGCACTAATCGCATCTTTTTTAATTTATTTTTCGATGCTGTGAAAACGGACGGTCTTCCAAACGTGCTTGTTCCCGGTCTTGCTGTCGTGACTCTTGTCGATGACCTTGCACACTGCGAACCCGTCACCAATACGGTCGATGCTTTTTAGGATATACATCCGAACATTCTGGTTGTTAGAAGTGTGGTAAGTGAACTGCTTGTTGGTGAGGCTAGTGATGTTGTCTTTTGTGATCATGCGAGGATTTTAATCCAAGGATCGACTAAACACAAGATCTTTTTTGCATTTTTGTGAGTTATTTTTGCCTAATAGACCCACCCCATTAATTAGAAAAAAAAGTGCTTGACAACCGACAGACTGGCGGGGGGAGTGAATTCTCATTATATCAACGGCCCCACCCCATTTAATAAAACGTGGCCGCCGCCAACTAAAGTAAATATAAAAAAACCCAAAAAAAAGTGTAACATACTGTATGACATACCGAAATATGCCCGTGGCTGTTGGCGGGAGTGATTATTTACCAGCCCAGAGCGTATCTGTAGATTACTCTACGAGTTTTGAGTCCAACCGGAAGTTGGGGTCTTCTATTGACCAAAATGATCAGTTGAGGTTTGTGGGCGATGCTCCATGTAGTATAAGTCTATCTTTTGTTTTACATGAAGGTTATCAGGAGAACGCTTACGAATTCTTGAGTGATGCGGATAATCAGACTGGGTCGTTTGGTTTTGGGATGATGATCGGGGGGAATTCTTTCTCTGATTGTTTTTTAGATGATTATAGTGTTTCAGTGAGGCCATTTGAGCCTGTGACAGTGAGTGCCAAGTTTACGAGCTATGGTCCAAGCACAGCCGCCATTACTTCTGCTAACGAGAGTAGTGCATTGAACACGGCATTGGATAGTAATCAAATAGTATATGGTCATACATGTCCTGTATTGGGGAACGGGGGTGCTGTATTGGAGAGGGATATATTAAGTGATATAAATTACAAAAGAAATTACAATAGAACCCCGATTTACACCTTGGGCGCTTCTGCTGCATCAAGTCATTTGGTGGATGGGGCCGAAGCTGTTATGACTTTAGAAGCTACAGGATTGAAATCTTTGATTAATTACGATGGGACGAAGCTTATTGGCAGTTTTGCGGTTGAGCTGAAAGATGCGGCGGGTCATAGTATATCTCATTTTTCTGACTTAACAATGCCAGCGGGGTCTACAGTCACGGCGCAGAGCTATAATGTTGGCGGTGGAGACACGTTGGTAACGAATACCACGATTACACATGTCATTCTCTAAAATCAAGTGTAATATAAGTACATATGGCTCGCAAAAAGTCGGAAGAGAAGAAGGTGTCATTTGACATGATGGCAGAGTTTGAGAAATCAATCAAATTCAATAGAAGGAGATTTAGATTCAGTGCGAAACAAAAGAAATTTCTAGAAATCATACTAGACCCCGAATCAAAGATCATATTCGTCTCAGGCCCAGCTGGTAGCTCGAAAACGTATATGTCACTGTACGGGATGCTGAAATTGATGGAGGATAACTTTGATAGAGATATTTTGTATGTCCGAAGTATTGTTGAGAGCGCAGACCGTGGTTTGGGCAGTTTGCCCGGTGATATTACAGAAAAGTTCGATCCGTTCCTAGGACCGCTCCATGATAAGATGGAGGAGATCATTGCGCCCGGAGATGCGACATTTCTCAAGCAAAAAGAGAAGATATCGGCAGTCCCAATAAATTTCCTGCGTGGGGCTAGCTGGCAGAACAAATTAATCTTCGCAGACGAGGCTCAGAACTTCACATTGAAGGAGTTGACGACTTTGATCACCAGAATAGGTGAAGACAGTAAAATTATCATTGGAGGAGACTTTTTTCAGAGTGACATAAACGGAAAGAGCGGGTTTAAGCCCATGTTCGACAAATTCGATGATGATGGTGCCAAAGAAATGGGGATTCATACATTTAGTTTCAATGAAGGTGATATTGTCCGTAGTAAGATACTGAAATTCATCATTAAGAGGTTAGAAGAGACCAAATAGGTGTAAGTAGAATTTACTACTTAACTTATTATAATAAAAATAATGAATCACATATTTTGTTTTAACTGTGGGAACAAGATTCAATACAATCTATCCAAGCCCAATTTCTGCACAAGTTGTGGAACTTCTCTGAAGACGGGCGAATCCTCTGCTTCAGTGGCTGCCCCCACCAAGCAAATTAAAAATAATAAAATCCAACCACTCTCCGAAGATGAGACCGATGTGGAGTTCGTACCTAATATTGGTAGGATAGAAGTGGAAACTGAACAATTTGGTGGTTCATTTACCATAGGTTCTCTGGCAGGAGAGAAAACTCAGCCAGACTTCAAAGAAAAAAACACTTATGATATAGATGAGTTCACTAAATAATGTCAGACAAGAAAATATACGAAGACTTTTCGGATCTGATAAACATAGCCATTAAAAGACAAAGATCTAGGTGGCGATTGGACGCAGTCAAATGGTTTGACTTCGAAGATGTGGAGCAAGTCATAAAATCTCACATATATGTCAAATGGCACATGTGGGATCAAGAGCGGCCAATTGAGCCGTGGCTAAATAGAGTTATAACAAACAAAATGTGGAACCTCATAAGAAACCACTACGGTTCTTATGTAAAACCCTGCGTTTACTGTCAATATGCCAGAGATAACAACTGTTTGTTCACACCTACCGGAGATCAAGATACAACTTGCGCTGAGTATGCTAAATGGGCTAAGAAAAAGAAATATGGCTTAGAACTCAAGACCGCAACCTCTATAGAGGAAGCTCAGATACAAGTTGGGAGCAAAATGGATGATTATATCGACTATGAGCATTATTTTAAAAAATTAGACGTATTTATGAAGAAAAAGTTGTCTGAGCAACATTATAGGGCTTACAAGATGATTTTTTTTGAAAAATCTACTGAAGAGGATGTCGCTTTATTCATGGGTTACAAAATCAGCGCTTCTAATGCAAAATTAGGATATCGGCAAGTAAAAAACCTAAAACGTAAATTTTACGAGGTAGCATTAAACATAATACAGGAACAAGACATTTTTGGACATGAAACTGACAAGTGAACAACAAGAATTCCTCAGGGAAAACTCAAGCAAGATACTAGACCTGATTGAACTGACTAGGAAGTGTTTTGATGATGAAAGTTTAGACGGGAGGTCTAAAGAGGGCCGTTCTGTTCGAAAGTTTTTATCAGAGAATGGAATTACTTACAAAACCACTAGACGTAAGCCAGCTAAGAAAATTGAATTCACAGAGCAGCAAAAAGAATTCATAATGGATCAAGCCGAAGATGGTCTCTCTTC